GGGGCCTCCACCCGCTTGTCACACATCCGAGTTTAACGGATACTAGAGCAAACTCTTTCGAGTCCATTCTAGATGTGATAAAGCGAGTACTGGGTAGGTCGGAGGGACGGAGGAGACACTTAGCCTCCACAGCAGGGTAGGTTAACCTGCAGTGCAGCCGATTAAATCGGCTGCGTCCACCGGAGCTTCATGCGGACGGCATCCGGTCGTCCGGCACGTTCGAGATGTTTGACATCCTCGAAGGGTAACCCTCGAGGTGCAAGCACCTTTAACAAGGCTCCTACATCACTTGCCTTAGAGGCAGGTAACGTACTGGAGACCACCCATCCCTTAACCTTCAGGGATTGGTGGCTAGCGGACATACGCTGAGGTTCAGAGGTATTAGCCCTGAACGGCAGCAATGTCCATCTACCAAGTACACGAGACCTAGGAGTTGGATCCTCCCCAGGATTCATCTCTTCGGCAACGATCGTTGGGTACCAACCTCCAAGGAGCTTAGTATTCCATCGATGTAGCCAAGCGGCCGTTCGCCACATTCCGGCAAGATAGAACTTGTTCCGGAGCGCGACGGTCGACTCGGTCTCACGAACGAACCGCCGTTGTTTTGGGAGGTCATAGAGTTCGCCCATTTGGACGAGCTCTCTGACACGAACCACACTTACATCGTGGCCATCGTAAAACTCCCTACCGCAAGACTCTCTGAACTTCCCAGTCCAGAAAGACTTGCGAGAATTCACACGAAAACCAAAGTCTTCGAGTGATTCGACAACGGCATGCGTATATTCTACGGGGACAATGATATCGTCACCGTAGACGCGCACCTTTGAACGAAGCGACTTAACGTCACTTCGTCGCAGAGGTCGGTTGAGCGCGTTCTCAATTCCCAAGAAAACAACAGTCGCAAAGACCATTGCTTCAATAGGAAAGGTGAGCGCTGAGCCCATAGACGCGAACTTGGATAGGGAAATAATCCCTTCTCCAGGTACATCAGCTTTTCGGCTACGAGTTGCATCAACGGCCTCCTCTACGAGGGGCCACTGATTTAACAGTAACCAAACGAGCTGATTAGAAACGCGGTCGGAAGCTTCACTCAAATCGAGTGTAGCTAAACTCCCGGTAAGGGAACCTTCTTTGGCCAAGCGGCGATTAACCACTTGGTCATCGAAACCGACAATGCCACCCATAAGGTTATCCTTTTGGATGGCAGGAACGATCATGTTCTTGAGTCCTTGTTGCATATACTGCATATACGAGGGCTCAATAGCAATGATACGAGGCGTTTCTAGAGTCTTAGGAACTGTAACAACCCGTACGGGTCGTTCAGCGCCAGGCTCGCGGACATCAACACGGTCAAGAGCATTATAATGCCCTTCGTTCGGAATGAGATAGTCCCTTGCAGGGAAAACTCGTTCCAACCGCCAGGTGTATTCTGTGAAATCGAATTTTCCGTTTCCGGATTTACGATCCGCAGTTGCACCGGGTCCGTGCCGTGGGACAAAGGTTGGGTACGGCTTCTCTTCGGAGAAGCCCGCCCATCCCTCGTCTGCATAGAGGCCGTTTTCGACTTCTTGCAGAACGTCAGCCCACAGGAGATGAGCAACCGATCGGAATCGAACACACTGTTCGACTCTTCTCGT